CTATTTTTTCATCAGCTATGTAAAATGGCCACGCGTCTCCGCCAAGATATAAACTAGCAGCTATTTCGCAAGAGGGCCTATCTTTATGTTTGTTAAGAACATCACCTTTTTTATATAATCGAACATATCCAAACGTTGGGTATACTTCTTTTTCAAAAATTATATCTATTTGTTTTCTACACTCTAATAATAATAGTTCCATAACAGGATCCCCATATATTGCATATGCAGTAGGAACTTCTGGATCTCCAGCAATACCAAACACCTCATCTTTTTTAGATATGTATTTAGTATCTATCATTGTGTTATATATTTTTTCTTTTAAACAAAGATAGTCATAACAAAATTTAGCTTTTTCTTTGCTAATACATTCTCTGACTTTAAAATAATTTGGATGCTTTAAAATAAAAGCCATTAATCTAAAACTGTAGTTCCTGTGTGAGAAGACAAATCTTCTAATATATAGTTTATATTAATAACTATTCTTCTTTTTTCATCTGTAGGACCAACACTTGCGTGTTCTAAATTTTCTTTCATGATAAGCATTCGATTAGCTTTAGATTGAATTAATTTATCTCCTACTAAAGTTCCACCATTATTAGAATTTACATAATATACTGCTGTGTGAAAATTAGGGGGCGCGTCGGATAAATCAACATGTTTACCATTTATAATCTGTCTGTCTTGTCTTAAAAATAAATTAGCTTTTGCTCTATATAAATTACCATGTGGAAGGTTTTTAAGTAATGGTATTAATATTGGATTAAAGTTTGGTGACTCTATTTTAGAGTTTCCATAAAATTTATGTGTAAAATAAAAATGATCTCCATCTGTAGGGTCAGCAACAAATTCATTAAAATACCATGGAAACCAATCAGAATGCATTCCAGCTGATACTTTTTTAAAATCTTCTTCGGATAAAAAGTTATCTATAACTTCTATACTATTTCCATCTAGGGCCATACATCCACAACGTTAAAGTTTTTCTTACGCCTTTAGTTACAGGAGTTACTCTGTGAAATACGTAAGGTTTAAATATAAGTAAAGATCCTGGAGGAAGTTCTGTTTTTCTATCTTCATCTCCATACTTTAAATAAAAATCACCACCCTCATAGGGTTCGGTAGAAACGTTTAATAAACATGTAAGTTTTAAATCATTGACTGCAAAGTCGCTACCGTCTTGGTGGTATTTATATTCTTGTCCCACTCTATAAGTATTAAGATTTAAAGCCTGTTCAGCCGGGGTAGGAAAAATATCAAAACCAAAATAATTACTATTAGTCATATATATTTTATCTAATAAATAAGGAAGCTTGTTTTGTAAGTGGTACCATGGACATAAAATTACATTAGAAGTTTTTACCACACCAGCAGGACTATCTTTAGCACCTTCACTTTTATTTTCCTCTATAAATTTTACTATTTTTTTTGACTCCTCTAAATTAATAACGTCAGTCACAGTAATCCCATCATATTTTTTACAAAGACCGTCTTGGCTTCTTGTTAGTTTTTCTTGAACTGGGGTAGTGTCTTTAAACCTAATCATTAAACTCCGTGGTCAGTACATCCATGTTAAAACTTAAAGTTCTTCGAGTAACATCTGCACTAAATGGATATACTAAATGTTGTACATCGTAAGGAAAAATATAAAAAACACCTTCTTCTAATTTAGGTAAAAAAGATCTTCTAGATAATTGAGATGCGTCATTAGAAAATAAATGAGTCCTACCATTAGCTGAAGATCCTTGAAAAAATTGTTTTACTTCTTTTCCTTCATTAATTTCTTTTGGTACTTTTAAATATAATACACCTGTGATTCCAACAGGACTTCTACCATTGTGTCCATGAATAGGATTGTATTCATATTTTTTTTGATCATTATACCATATAGTCATTAGGTCTGATTTATAGGATCTAATATGTGGCATTAAGTTTAAATAATCTTCTCCTAAATTTCTTATAGCACCTACAAAAGAATCAGAGATACTTTGTTTTATTTGACCTTTATCATCTTTAAAATACAACATTCTTTGTATATCTAAATGTCCAGCTAAGTAATCTTTCCAATCAGAGTGATCGTTTCTAGAATCTATTTCTTCATTTAATCTTTTTATTAAATCACTAGGTAAGGCATACTTTCTAACACATTGACCAAACCATATATCGGTTGATTTTATTTCAAACTCAGAGGTTTGAGATGGATTATTTAATTCATAATCAATCACTGTGAAATTTCTCCTTAATGTAATCATAGTAATTAGGACAATCTTTAATCATTGATTCCCACTCCCCTACTTTCTTATCTAAATTTTCTGTCATTTTTTTCCACATA